TTAACTTGTGAGTAACCACTGTTGAGTCCCTCTGAAAGTTTTACTTGTTCCAAGAAGAAGTCATGTGCTTTGAAAATTGTTTCTTTGTTCTCGTAGAATGCTTGAACATATTCCTCCGCATTATCGCACTTGATTATCGCAGGTTTAGCATTATTCTTAAAGCAGGTCATCGCATGAAGATACATTGAGTCTTTTCTAAAGTGACGATAGCAACCTCTGATCATTCTGTCTTTGTATTTGTCATCAGCAAACAGATCGTATATGGAATAACCTGTATCCTTTTCGGAGTAGTTGATTCGTACCTTATACATTGCGGGAAACCACTGATCCGCCTCAGCACCTAATCTACTTTTGTTTATGATTACGTCGTCGTCCGTATCTGAAAGTTCATCTGTGTGTGTAAACTCATGCACAGGATAGGTGGACATTTTATTCCACTCATGAATTATACCTTCGTTTGGTTTTCCCCTGCGTGGTGGTTGACCATGATTATCCCATAACTCCACAACCGTTTCACGCATATCGACAACCCACTTTTCAAACTCTTCGTTTGTCATTCTAAGCATGTCATCAAACACCACGTTAATTGGTGAGTTTAGGAGCATTTCATTTTTTTCGTAGTGGGTCATTATTTAATCTTACTGAAGTTGTTTTTCTTTTCAAACACAATATGGTTTTGAAACTTGTCCGTCATTGAATCGGACTTGTGACTGATTACAAATATATTAGCACGATCACCAAATGATGTCAAGAGTTTTAAAAACTCCTCAGTGCCTACAGCATCAAGACTGGAGTCAAACACTTCATCTAGAATCAAGAGGTTGCAATTCACACTATTTTTAAGGCGTGCGATCTCTCTCCATGCAAGGAGCAAAGATAGATCGATGCGAAGTCTTTCTCCTTCACTGAAACTATGGTATGAAAACTCGTCACGATGTCTGCTCTTGATCGTCTCATTAAAGTTTTCATCGAGTTCAAAGTGACAAAAGAAGTCCATGTCTGCAAGGAACTTATTGATAAGTTTATTCATTACAGGCAAGTAGTGTCGAATGATTTTAGACTTGATACCCGTGTCTTTCAGCAAAGTGGAGGCGAGTGCATAGTAGTGTTTGTCCTCTACAATTTCCTTGTGTGTTTCTAGGTGTGTCTTACCTTCGGTGATGAGAACTTTGAGATCATCTTTCTCTGTTGAAAGTTCTGTTTCCTCACCAAGAACATCGTTGATGCTGTTTTGTAGTTTATCAATATACTTGTTGGATACTGATACTGAGTTTCTCTTTTCTGAAATAGAAACCTCTAGAGATTTAATTTTACCCACAGTATCTTGAATTTCTTTTTCGCGTTTCGATGTCTCGTCAATATTTGATTTCAACTCATCGATAGCAGAGTGTATTGATTCTAACTCTGTGTTTTTGTTTTGCACCATCTTGTTTTTGTGATCAGACTGAATGACCTGCTCGCATGTTGGACATGTATTATTGTCCTCATAGAACGATATCTCTTTCGACACTCGCGTGCTTTTTCTAGACAATTGGTTCTGCAAAGACTCCATTTTGGATAGTGTTTTTGTTACCTTTGTTTCATCTGCGATTGACTCGATTAGTTCGGATCGACTTTTTTCTAAGGAACTGATTTGCTCATTTAGCGTATCAACCTGACCTTTTGCTACTTCAATCTCTTCTTTAAATTTATCGACAGATGCCTGCGATTTCTTTTGCAGAGAGTCAATGTAGTTTTTCTTTGTTTCAACTTTGTCTTTTGATATTTCTATCTTTACTTCAATATCCCTAGACTGTTCCTTAAGCATTTGCAATCTTGCTCTTACGAGAACATTCATTGTGGAGAACACATCAATGTCCAACAGGTTTTCCACAACAGATCGTCTGTCTGAGGTAGAGAGTTGCATGAATGGAACATAATTTGAAGAACCAAGAATGACAACCTGACAAAATGACTTGTATGACATTTTGATAATTTGATCTTCAAGATACTTTTGATAATCTTTAGACTTTGCTTCTTGTGGTATCAGAACTCCATCTTTGTGTATCTCAAACTTCTTAGGACTAATACCTCTGATAACACGATACTCTGTTGAACCTACACTAAACTCAATTTCAACTTCACAGTCCTTCTCATTGATTGAGTTTGCAAGTTGCGGAATGGTAATACCTCTGAATGACTTTCCAAACAGAGCAAAGGTCAACGCATCCAACATGGTTGACTTACCAGCACCATTCTCACCAGATACAAGTGTATTGTTGTGACGAGTTAGGTCTAATGTTGTTTTGTAGTTACCAGTCGAAAGAAAGTTCTTCCAACTGAGAGTCTTGAAGGTAATCACGTTGTGAGTGTCTCCGAGCGAAACCAATGTGGTACTTTTCCATTTTTCCACTTTGCGAATCGCGTCTTAGTTCCATTATAATAGTTACGATATGCGTTGACCGCATCATGTTCATCTTTGTAGATATCAGGCATCGCTTGTGCGAATGGAGTAAGTTCTCCACTAGGTATTCTGCGAGGCAAACCACATAGAATATTCTCAATAAGATTCTGTGCGGAGTGAATCTTTTCGTACCGACTGGTATATTCACGGCACAATGTAAGTGCATGCAACCAGTGCCACTTGTAGTTTTCCGATGTCTCCATAGTCCATCGAGTGCATGGATGATTTACAAAACTTGCCTTCCAGAGTGTTTCTTCTCTTGGGTCGGACAGTTTCCATCTTTTGATTCTACGATTATTCTTGGAGAGATCATAATACTCTTCCCCATCCAACACTCTATGTGTCGTAGACATCATTTGTGCGGACTCAAGAATCATCTTAACAACGTGTTTATCGCAAAGAGATCGAGCAGACTTCTCTGGACAATCATCAACAACAAAAATATTCACAAGGACAAACTTTCCATATACAAATCTTTGATTAGTTTCTTTAACTTACTTTTGTCTTTCACCTCTTCGAGTTGATCGACTTCATTATTGATTAGTGTAACAGTATCTTGTGCTAAGTCAACTATTTCTTCTTGTTGCCACGAAGAATTATTTGCGTCATCTACCGTTGTGATTTTAGATACGCCTGCCTCATACAGTTTATCCATGTAACGATCAAAACTATATGGGTGTTTCTTATGCTCAATGTATATTTTCACAAAAGCGTTTTTCATATTACTAAAGTTCAAACTGTCAAGATCCAATGGTCCGCTGCTATCATTGTATGTTAGGCAGTAGAACATCATGTGTGGGTTTTCTATAAACTCAATATCTCTCGACTCTGTATCTAAAACATGAAAACCTTTTTTCTCATGCAAGTCAGAAAAGGTTATTTGATATTGTGTACCCATGTAGTATACGTTTTCTTTTTCTTGTCTACAATGAAAGTGACCACTCAACACTTTCTCGTATCGATCAAACGGATCTTTATCCATACCGCCTTGAAAGTCTACACCTCTCATGACTTGATAACCATTCAACTCTAAGTGTCCGATTAGAATAGGAGCAGATGCAGTCTTGATAAACTCTACGCACTGATCTTTGTTTGTTTTGTTAACCCAAGGAAGCAAAGCAATATCAAGACCATCAAAGTTTACAACTTCCGGTTTTTCGTAAAGTGTTAGATCGTTACTAAACAACTCACGAATCGAGTTAATCTCATTTGTGTTTCTATAGTAGACATCGTGGTTTCCCAGAATGCAATGCATCTTGATGTTTTTACTTTTCAACTTATCCATGAATCGTGTTCTTACTTGATTCAGAATATTGAAGTTGATAAACTTTCGTCTGTCCATCAAATCACCAGCATGGATGATCGTGTCTATATTATGTTCTTCGAGGTATGGAAAAAATACATCATCGAAGAAACGCATGAAGTAATCAAAAAAGATTTGACTGTCACCTCTTGCACCGAAGTGTGTGTCATTAATTATTGCTATTTTCATCGTTACCCTCTAGAAAGGAGTCTAAACTAGACCCACTTGAATCTCCTTTGGTTGTTTTTCTTTTCTTCTTTTTCTTGGGTGAGAAGTTTTCGATATCTGTTTCAGACAAGTTTAGCATTTTAGCATAAGGATCTTTTGGTGCATCTTCAAAGTAATTTTCTCTATAAAGATGTTTAAATTTACCATCATGATCTTTTGACTGCATCACTCGATACTTAACATAGTTTTGTTTCTTTTCTTTCTGAATGCGTCGAAGGAATGCGTAGTAGATGATTTGTGTGAAGTACGAAAACGGATTCTTAGACTTATCTGGATCAAAGTTGTGTGCGTACATAAGGCAGTTCTCTATACCATCACCAATCATTTCTTCTCTGAACGGATAGTTCATGAAGTTTGGTCTGTATGATAAATGCTCTGCGATCTTTACAAAACACTCACCGATGTATTCCGTGATCGGTGGTTTTTGTTCATCTGATTCCTCTGCTTCAATGACCTGTGCTTTCCACTCTTTCATTGCTGCAAAGAATTCTTTGTTGTCCACATAGTGGTTGGTGGTATCCTTTTCCTCTGGTTCCTCGGTGGACTCCTCAACCTCTTCGGTTTCATCTTCGTCCCACAATTCATCGTCACTTTCGTGATTTTCTTTTTCTTCGGTCAACCACTCTTTTCTATCGTGATCTTCATAAAGTTCATCATCATACATTTTTATTCCTTATCGTCTGAATCATCATTTAAATAATCTTTTACGTTCGGACTCCAGTCAGTCCAGTTTGTTCCATCTCCATTTGGTGTATGTTTATCAGAAAGTCCCTCATCAATATACTCATCTTCATCCTCTTCCTCCTCAACTTCTCCACCCATCATAGCACCAAGATCGAAGTTATCAAGCATTCCGTTAGAAATTATTTCCATAAAAATTTCAGGCGGTATAGCAATGTTCATCATAACCGATCCGGGTTCGATAAAATTCTTGGGATCAAACTTGTTTGCCTTTTCTTCTAACTCCTCTTTTGCTTTTTGTTCTTTACTTGCCTTAATCATCTTCAAAAAGTTTTCAAGAACACCTTTTGCTGCCTCTTCATCATTTTCCACTTCGTCTAGATGCTTTCTAAACTCATCTTCTTTTCTTTTTTCATTATCATACATGTAAACGATATCTTCATCGGGTTTCATAAACATTGCAACCCAATCCAAAGGAATCTCTGCTCGATCACCCTCCGAGAACTGCAACCAGTTTCTAAGAAGAACAACGTCTTTTCTCATTCCAGACTCTAAGACAGAACCCACTTTTACCTGCATGGGTCTTTCGAGTATTAGTTTCTTTTTAGTTTGTCCTACAATTCTTGCTATGACTTCATCACCAGACCTGAGTTTCATCATTCTGTATGGTGTTTTTTTCTTAGTCATACACTTCTCCTATAGTTTTACCACGACCGGATTGTAGTTAAATTTTTCTGCATCGTATATTTTTATTCGTTCAGCAAAGTGACGAAGAGTATGATTTTTATACGACTTCCACGATAAATCATCCCCTATGTCATATAGTTTTGCTACTTCTTTGCTTTCTGATCTTCGCAACTGCCTACCGATACTCTGTAGCACCCGGATTCTGGATTTTGAAGGCGATGCGAAGATGATGTTGTGTAGTTTACGAATTGAAACCCCTGTGCTGAATGTTCCGTAGGACGCGACAATAATGGCATTATCATTCTTTTCAACAATGTGTCGAACTTGTTCCCGAACTTCAACATCTGTTCCTCCGTAGATAAAAAATACATCTCTTTCAGCACCAACTTTTTGTTGGATACTACTATGTAGTTTTTTACCATGTTCATCGACAAACTGAAACAGAATTAGAGTGTTTCCCTTAAGGTTTAGAGACATGTTTACAATAAAATCGTTTCTTTTTTCATTGTTTATCAACCACTTTATCTCATCCTGATACTTTGCCTTTTTAACCTGCTCCTTTTCTTTTACAGGATACTTGAGAAGGATTGTATCAATCTTTAACTTAGAGAGTAGATTTTTATCCATCAACTCTTTGGTTGTGGTTACATTATAAACAGGTCCGAATAATCCTTCGATTACGAGTTTATGTGTTTGTGTTCCATCGAGTGTCCCTGTGGTTCCGATACGGTATGGACAGTTGGTCAACTTAGTCATTAGACTGGTGAGGGACTTTGACTTGAACAAGTGACACTCATCACCAAAGACAGCAGCATACTGGTCGAAGTATTCTTTTGGTAACTTGTATAGACTTTGCCATGTTGAGATGACAATCTTACATGTATCACATGTTTTTTCTCTACCGGAGAACACAACGTGCATATCTTTCTGATCGAATGAGGTATCTGCTTCTGAATACTCTGAAAAGTCCGAATACATCTGTGATACCAGTGATGTTGTAGGTACGATAATTAAAATCTTTTTGTCATCGTCAATCTTGTTCATGTAGTATCGGACGAGAGAATATATGATAAGACTCTTTCCTGATGCGGTAGGAGACAGCAACAGACATCTATCGTGATTGATCGCATGTGTCACTGCACCAATCTGATGCTTGTGTGCGCATATTCTTTGACCGGACGCAACTGGTTGTAGTCTATCGTTGATAAACTTTTCTACCCACTCATCCGTTGTGTGGTTTTCTGTTGTGAAGTCTTGAGGATTTGGAACATCAATCGTATACTTTCTGTCCTCAGCAAACTTATAAACATAATCTAACAGACCATAGTAAATCGTCTGTGAGAACATGTTGTAAAGTTTTATTGTTCCATCCCATACCTTGTTTCGGTATTGAGGCATGAACTTGTAACCGGGAACTTTGAACGTAAAAAAGTCGGACATCTCTTTTGCGAGTCCTCGTTCACATCTAACCTTGACGTTAACGGTATCCACTTTTTCAATTACGAAGTCGCTCATATTATGGGGAGAACTCTTCTCCGTTTACTCTAATGGTAAACAGACCTTCTCCAACATCCTTTTCCCAAAACACGCAGGTCACTCCTGCACGTTCTAATATATCTAGTCCAATCTCCACGGACTCTTTCCAGCGTGGAGAGGCAAACTCGTATATTTTTTTGTGACCAATGACTTTCTTGATTCCACATTGAACGATTGCTCTTGCACAATCACTGCACGCAAACCACGGACAGCAAAGAGTCAATCCAACTGTAGGGATTCCTCTTCGTGCTGCTTTGTATAAAACATTTCGCTCTGCGTGTTCGACGTAATGATACTTACGTTCAGATGACCACACATCGTCGTGCGAACCCTCAACCAAACTATTAGATGCTCCCAACACGATTCCCTTTTCTGGGTGTATCAGAATCGCTCCGTTTTGCGTGGACGGATCCTGACTTCGTGAAGCATAGATGTATGCCTGCTTGAGATATACCTCATTCATAATATCAGTGTGGGGATCATACACCGGACGTAAACCTTCTCCACTCAATCGCGTTCTTAATTTTCCAGTGACGATTGGTTATCTCTTTTAGCACAGACTCAAGGTAATCGACCTTTTCTTTCTGGTAGATATATCGCTGATTGAGAACAATCAAATCATCATCCGATTCCATATACTTATCGATGTCTTGCTTAAGAATTTTTAGTGGAAAGGGTTCAAGACCATGTTCATCAAGTTGACTTTGGTCTAACTTACCAGTGTAGTATTCCCACTTCAAGCGAACGCCTTTTTTCAGTTCAGAGTCAAAGCGTGCTAACGAAAACTTCTCATCATGGTAGATGTTTAGATATTTGTTATGAAGTTGTGGTATTTTGAGCGACTCAAGATCCAACTCGGTATCATCGATAACTGAATCTTCTGCTACCATTTTTCTAATGTCTTCTAGTTTCATAATAATCTCCGTTGCTCAAAGTATAGCAGCAGATTAGAAGAATGCAATCATAATTTTATTACTTCGTATGAGGTGTATCCAAATGAGGCATTAACTGCGATTCCAGCGGAGTCTGAGGTATCACTGGTAAAGTCTATCCCGCCGAGAGACTTGGGAAAGACTCTTTTAAATTTAATTTCTATATTAGGTCGCATCGAACTGTTTAGAATCATAAGAGTTGCATCACAGAAGTGATCATCTATATTAGTTTCAAACTCTGTAAAGTCTTCTACTCCTTTGAGACTAGTCATCCAATTGTAAATCTCTCTCCAGTTTTCCATATCCTCATCCACCAAGAAGTTAATATTTAAGTCTCCAAAGGTGAACGTATTACCCGGATGTTTAACTTGAACAAAGGGCGTTGGTTGAATCATTTCCTGTAAAGCAACCTCTGGTAAGTTTGCTGTTTGACAGAAGTATGTGAGGTATGGTGTTCTTTGCATCACAAACCTGAATCCAGTGGATAAAAGAAGATTAGTATTATCAATACTTCTTGCATTGATATCAAGTTTCGTACCATTGAATGTTTCTGTGTTTGCTCTAGAAGTGTAGTCTGACATGTTATCTCCTTCTAGTATTTATCATTTCACACTACTATGTAGCGGGGCCGTGACAGGTCACTTTATGTAGACCTAAGGCGTGCGATTAAAAGTTGAAAAGTGTGAAGATTAAAAGAAAAAGGGAGTCCCGAAGGACTCCCCTAATCTTCTTCAAGTCAATTATGACTATTAGTTGGAACCGTTTCCGTGGAGGTTGTCGATACGGAAGATACGGTAGTATTGGTTGTTGCGAATAGCACCCTGTGTATGTGGATCGGAATCGCTGACGTATGGGTTGTTCACCATACCGTAACGAGTCTTGAATCCAATCTTGGGTTGGAAGGTGTTTTCACCAACCGCACGCACCATTTGCAACGGAACGTATGGGCAGTAGAACATACCAGCATCGTAAGGCGACGATCCACGGTATCCAACACAGACGAAATCTTTAGCAGTGCTTGAGATTCCTGTACCGGAATATGGATCGATGAACACCTTGATGCGTCCACCACCGATGGTTCCGACCATCGTAGGTCCGGTGTCATCGACACCAGTGATGGCAGTTTCACCGTTCTGCATGGAGAGCATTCCACCCATTGCGAGAGCAGATGCAACATCTGCGGAGCAAAGGATGAAGTTACCCTTACCACGACGAGTTTCCTTAGCGATGACGTTTGCTTCACGCTCGATTTGGTACATAAGACCTCTCCAGCGTTCACCACTCCATCGACCATCGGAGTCAACTTGCAAGTCGTAGATACCACCGACACCAGTAGATGTCGAACCAGTATTGGCACCAGCACTGAAACCGGAACCAACAGCAGACTTACGGAAGAGGTCAAACTGTTGAGCGCCAAGTTTAGCGTTGACGTAGATGGTGCGGACAACTTCGCGGTTGATTTCAGCAAGAATTTCGTTGCTGAGAATGTTAGCGAGTTCAGTTTCAGCATCCAGACCATGAACCGCCTTGAGATCCTGAGCGAGTTCAGTGGTGTATTCTGCTTTCAACGCACGGGTCTTAGCAGCAACAGCAGTTCGCTCAATGCTAAATGCCATTTGAGTGAACGCAGTACCAGTCAATTGCTCGGCACTATTGGTTGACATACCGGGTTGCACATCGTAAGCGGAACCGACTGTCGGACCACCGAATGAACCTTGGAAGTTACCAGTTGCACCTGCACCAGCGGTGACACCTTCCTCGAACAGAGGATCACCAGCACCAGCACCGTCACCAGTACCACCACCTGCTGCTTGGTTGTTACCATGCGAGTTAGCAGTGTTACCACCGAACGATGTTCGTGCTTCGTTGTAGAGTGCTTCGTCACCTGCTTGACCGTCATATCGTGCCTTCATGGCAAAGATAAGTCCGGTAGGTCCGGTCATTGGTTGGACACCACAGATATCGTAAGCGATCAGGTTAGGGAGCGCACGACGAACGAGCGAGATAAGAATAGGATCATATCCCTGCATTGCTGAGTTTTCAGTACCAACAACGGGAGACATACCACCGCCGACAGCGTTGGTTGTTTCCATGATTGCCTTCTCTTGGTTTTCAAGAAGAATGGCAGTCACACGCTTTCTATAGGAATCTTCAATCTGAGGCATGTCACCATGCTCAAGGATCGGATTCCACTTTTCTTGCAGTTGTTCTGCTGCGATTGTTTCAGAGTCCATTTTTTGATTCTCCTTTAATGGGGTTATTTTCTCTTAGTATTCTCAAGAAAGTTTGTTATAGTTTGAGTGCTTAGACAGCGTTCTAATGTAGTCCGCCATCGGACCCGATGCATCTGGCGTAGTGCTAGATGTATCAACCTCTTCTGTCAAAGCAGAATCAAAGTTTGATGCTTCCGGGTTTGATTTCTCGAAGTAACTCTCCTTAAGGATGGAAAGTTTCTCTTTATATTGCTCTGCGCTTTCAAACTCAAGTCCTTCAGCGAGTGAGCGAAGTTTCTCTACTTCCGTATCAACAAGTCCTTCGGTAACTTCGTTGAACAAGTTAACACAAGTATTTTCGAGAAGTTCTTTGCTGAGAACAATGTTCTTTTCGATCTGCTCATTGAGTTCTTCCTCAAGTTCAGACACCTTAGAAACAGATGCTTCAAGGAGATCGTCTTTACCTTCAGGCATTTCAATGTAATGCTCCTCGAAGAGACTCTTCAGACCGTCCATGAAACTTTCAGCGACTTCGGTACGAATACCAGAGTCAACAGCGAGTTCGTTTTCTTGCATCCATTCTTCAACAACATAGTTCAAGTAGTCGTCAAGTTTGGTCGTCAGTGACTCAGTAACTTCTTCGACTTCTTCAGACAATTTTTGCTCGTACTGCTCTAAGAGATCAGACTCAATCGCAGTAACTCTTTCGTGAACCGCTGCCTCAAAGACAGTGATTGCTTTGTTCTTGAATTCTTCAGAAAGATCCTCACCACCAAAAAGTGCATCGGCGTGTTCTTTCATCTTGTGCATGGTTTCCATCTTAGCAGAGGCAGACGATGGTTTCATCTTAGGTTCAGGTTGCTTTTTACCACCCTTAGGCGTAGGAGTTCCCTTTTTACCTTCTGCGTCTTGGTTATCATCGACACCAAGAATTTCTTCTGCTTCTTTCTTCATCTTCTTGCCTTTATGCATGCCAGACTTGACCATACCGTATGTTTCGTACGCTTCTTTTTTCATTTTCTTCTTATCACCGTGCGCCATTTCATCGGTATCTTCTTCGTCATCTTCATCTTCGTCCTCGTCATCATGCATTGCTTCGGACTTCTTCTTTTTATCTCCATGCGCCATTTCTTCAAGATCGTCCTCGACGATCTCAATGTCCTCTTCGACTTCTTCAACGCTTTCGAGAATTTCTTCTTGTTCGGTAGTAGAAGCAAGATCCCTTTCGAGGATTTCTCTTGCGACTTGAATTGGATCTTTACTGCCCATTTGAGTGACTCCTTTTGGTTTATTGGAAATTTCTTTCGGAACTATTTATACATTTCTAATTTTAGAGAGGAAACTTTCAAAGGCAGCGAGTTTCTTTTCTTCAAGTTCACACTTTGACGCTGTTTGAATCATAGAACAAACAGATGTAAGATCCTGCTCCTTAAGAACACCATTCTCCCATACCCATGCTTTACCCTCCATCACACCGTCTACAAAAGCATCTGGTGCTGAAGGATCAGCAACGATATCAACCGCAGAAAGCATAAAGTCTTTTTGCACCTCGTTGACACCGTTCTTTTGCTTGAGCGATCCCATACCTCTAGTAGAAACGCCCAATCTCACTCCACCATCCATAAGATTTTTCACAATCTTACCCATTGGAGTTTCGAGAATCTTTGCTCTCCCGACGATGTTATTACCATCCTGAGAGAGATTTTCGACAAGGTGAGACACTCGATCCAAGTTAACAGTCGGACCCTGTGGGTGTCCCAACTCACCCATTGCTCTATTCTTTTGAACATACTCGGTATCATATCTTTTTGCCTCTTTCATAAGAGTTTCGCGTGGATACACTCTACCGTTTCTGTTCTTTTGTTCTGCTTGCATGAAGATACCTTCAATGAAATATTCCTTCTGACCATCTTTTTCTTCGGTAAGAAGGTTAACATCATGAATTTGCTCTGTCATTAACTTAAGCATTTTACTCTTTCTCCCTCTTCATTTGATCTTTCATGCCTTTGATCTTTTCTTTGCTTGCTGCCATTTTTTCTTTTTCTTTAGCAATGTCAGTTTCAAGACCCTCAGCATGATGAGCATGTTCGTGATGCATTTCGCTAACGAGAACATTCAGTTCTGTAATTGGAACACCTTTCACAACACCATGCTCAAACATGACATCGTACCATGCAATGTTACCGTTTTCATCAGGTGCAGCGTGCTGACCGTGAATACAATTACCTTCACCAAACTCAGCGTGTTCTACCTTCTTAGCACAGTCATGCTTACCCTTTCCAGCGTTGATCGTTCTTTTTCCAAGACCACTCTGACGCTTCACACCCAGACCTCTTGAGTCAAGTTTTTGATCTTTCGCCTTTCGAGTTTGCTTTTTCTTTTGAACACGATGAGGCGCTTTGAGTCTGGTCACTGATTCATCAACCTCAGCAGATTCTTTTTTCATCGCTTTAGCGATTGTTTTTCTTCTATTATGCAGATACTCGTCGCTGTCATCGACATCCCCATCATTGTCAATGTCTTTATCGTCTCTGTCTTTGTGCTTACCTTTGAGTTCCTTTGAATCAACAGGATCAAGTTTCTTCTCATCGAGTTCTTCAGACTCCTCGCATCCACAATCTTCTTCGTAGACTCGTTCTTTTGACTCTTGAAGTTTGTCATCCAGTTTAGAGAATAGAGCATCCTTCAGCGTTCTTTTCGCTTCAATAAAGTCTGATTCTAAAAGTGATTTTACGATTAACTTAGTATATTCCATTGATCCTCTCCGTTTGGGGTTGTAAGAGTATTTATAATATTTTTGCCTTAACTAAAGTCCTTAACAACAAGGTCTACCATATTCATCAGATCCTTATCGCGGTCATCTGCGATTGTAATTTTCTTACCACTGAGAGTCATTTTGACACCGGCAGATTTCATAACTGGTTGAAGTGCATCCGCTGCTTTCTTTGCTGCTTTGGGATCTTTGAAGTTTACGACCTTTTTACCCTCTTGAATTTCTTCCTCAGAGTCAGACTGCATCATGGTAGATGAAACTTCTTGTTGATGCATATCAAGATTAGATTGAATACGATCAGAGATCGCAGCAGAAAAGTAATCCTTGAACGAACTAGGATCTCCATCAACAACTGATTTAAGCATATCTTTTATATCTGACATAGTTTCTCCTTAGAGGTCGTCGTCCTCATCTCCTGCTAACTCTTTCTCTTTTTCGATCTGAGAGTCAATCTCTCGCATTTCTTCCTCGGTTTGTTTGAGGATATTCTTTCTTATGTATTCAATAGAGTAGAACTTGCCTATAAAGTCATCTAAACCTTGAAGTGCTTCGATTCTCTCTTTTAATATTTCGTTTTCCTTTAACTCTGTGAAGTAGGAATCTTTCGTGTAATCAAACTGAATATCAGGTGAGATGAGATTCCAATCATCCTCAGTCATAATACCCTTCATGATAAGTTGAACACGAAGAGCATTGAGGAACAGATCGGAGAAACGATGTCTAAGTCTGTCAACAAACTTGAAGAACTTTAACTCATCTCTGGTGATCTCTGCTGATCTACCCATATTGAACCCGTTCTCTGCTTCGAGACGAGAGATGGGAATGTTAAGTGATCTATACAGTTTCTTTTTGAAGTAATCCACATCCTCAATCTCACCCAAGTTTTGTCCACCATCAAGAGTTGAGATTTCTGTACCTCGACCACCTTCGCGTCTAGGCATATAGAAATCTTCAAGAATAGACATGTGTCGTTTATCGTCACGAATCTCTCCGTTGTTAGAGTCGTAAACGAGTTTGTTTCTGTAACGATTCATAACATCCCGAAGATACTGCTCTGCCTTTACTTTAGGAAGATTACCAACATCGACGTAAAAGATTCTTCTTTCAGGCGCACGAGAGATTCTATAGATTACAACAGCATCCTCGATCATACGAAGTTGATTCAGGGGTTTGATTGCTTTGTGCAGGTAACTGAGGACTCTCTTATTGTGTGCGTCATACAAACCGCTGTTAATATAACTTATAGAGTCAATTGCAACCTTAATACCTTCAACAGTATTTTGATTATACTTGTTATCACTGTAGATAAAAAACTCTTCTACAGAGTCTATCATTTCAGTGGGTGTTTTTGCATCTGGTTTTGGTTTTTTGGTAACTTTTCTGATCTTACGAATCTTCGCAGCATCGATTGGTCGTAACTCAATAATACCTTTTTTCGGATTTGACTCGTCGATAATGATGTGATGGTAAAGTCTACCATCGATGTACCACTTTCTAAAAAGTTCATATCCCTTTTTCTTAAAGTTCAAAAGTCTAAGAACAAAATCAAACTCACTCTTGACTTTATCTTTGATTGACTTTGGAAGATCAACATCATCCATGTTGATTTCAACTGCTTGTCGTCTTGTGTCATACACAACTGAGTCATTAGCGATATCTTCTATCGCTTGCTCAATCTCTGCGTGCATCGCCATGTCTCTATATTTGTATATGAGATCGACTTCATTCTTGATGGTTCCTTCAAAGTCAACGTATGACCCAAAGTAACCACCACCGGACACAGTTACAGCACCATCATCATAATCCGGTGGAGCAAACGATTTTGCTTTGCTTTTACGTTCCTCCGCTGGTTCTAATAATGGTTGTTGTCGTCCAGTTCTTCCAATTGAAAAACCAAATAGGTCTATAGGCATAATAATAAATCCTCGATGCTTAACTTAGGTCAATACGAATTATCAATCTCCACCCGGCGCTGGTCCTCCAGCACCCAAGTTTGCTCCCGGTGCAGTACCAGAAACAAATGAATCTGTTGTGTTCGACTCCCAATATGTATATTGAAGAGTGACGGTGAATTCTGACAGAGAATCCGTGGTTTCAAAGTTAACATCGATAGCACTTACCTCACTGGGCCAGCATCCAACAAAGTTGTATGCTTTGAGTCTGTTTCCTGCTCTGTCGAGTTGGAAAATCTGCCAGTCTTGGAAGATGTCGCTAGTGTTCGTGAGAGGAGTTGCATCTGGTGAGATATTACTCCTATGAGTTTGAATTCTGTTACTCCATGCTTCAAACTTGTTTCTCAGATCAAAGTCTCCGTCCGCAAGAACGGTGATTGTCCACTCTGCGAATGTTCTGTCACCCGGAACCTTAATTTTTCTTCCTCTATATGGAACTTCAATTAGTCCAATGGTCGATGCAGGAAGTTGTGCTGCTTTGACCAAGAAAGGAATCTTTTCGTCACTGAAAGGTCCGATCTGTCCCTCAACTTGAAAGAGGTGTGGTCGGATTCCACCTTTTACGAAGTTTCCAGCGAATTGTGAAAGTCTGTTACTTGCCATTGTTGGTTATCTCCTTTTCTCTCCTAGTATTTAGTCGAGTTATCCGCCTACTTCAGTAAAATCTACACCAGTTGGGGTAGCGATAAAGTTAAGTTGAATGAAGTTAATCGAACGGTTTGGTTTAATAAAGATGTCACCAACAAACTCATTGCGGTCAACCACATCTCCGGGGTTGTTTGTTTCGTCGCAAACAACCTTAAAGTCTGTGAGTCCTCTTCTCGATTGCACAGTTCTCAAGAACGGCACAACAAGGTTTCTAAACTGCGCTCTGGTAAACTCGTCGTTGAATTCAAACAGCAAGAACTTAGCGGCAGTTGCAATTGCTTTTTCAAGCACGATGAACAAACGACGCACGTTGATTCTGTCAAACGCAGATGGTTTACTTTGCAGAGTCTTATCACCAAAGAGAACGGTTCCCTCTCCGGGGAACGAAACAACAGGGTTGATTCCGTTCTTGTAGAGTTCGTCTCTTTGTGTCTGTCTTGGGTTGAAGTCAAGTTTGACCACACCTCTGATTTGACCTCTGTTGAAACCAGCAGGAGAGAACCATGCTTCTTGTTCCTGCTCAGTTCTCGCACAAAGACCTGCAATGTCGCCGTTCAAAGGAACGTGACGCAGAACATCATTGTACGGATCAAGCATGACTTTGAAACCGCTGTCAAGAACAGCAAAAGAACTGCTCTTGTTCAGAGTGTTATCTCTAAAG